GCCAGCAGGAATTACTGCTACACGGCTTTCAGATTACAATTTCACCCAACGTGGCGTGACTTTCTCTGTCAACTTAGTGGGGCCAAGTGAATGTGCCTTTAATATTTACTTTTAATAATAACACGTTCACCAGTGATGTCAAATGGCTTCCGATCCAAATACTTTGCTAAAATAGGGTGTTTCGTCATACGATCCACCCAAGGATTTGTATAATTTGCAAAGCACTCGCGATAATTCAACGGTACCCATTCTTGACCATCTAAATGCTCATCGGCTTTTAACAATTCAATCTTCTCCTCGATTGCCAACTGAGCTTGTACAGTAATTCCGTATTTATGTTCCATAAGTTTACGCGATGCGAACGTTGGTTCAATTATTGGTATACAGGCATCATGTGCCTTATTCGAAATATGTGTGTGCCAATAATTGCCCCGAGACTCTCGCACCCAGCTATCGTCAACTTGATGGTATAACTCTCTAATTTTGAGAGCCAACTTACTGACTATGGGACAACCGGGATACTGATATGCGTAACAAATTGCCTTATCTTTAACCAAGCCCCTCAACTTTTCAGTCTTAGCTCCTATGTAATTCTTAGGGGCCCAGGTAAGATTGACACAAGCCTTAACAGGATCTGTCACATTAATTCTGTCTTCAGGATCGAAGACCATTCCACAGAATGAGGCTGTGTTCAGAGTTTCATGTATTTCCATTTTAACACTAAAGCCCAATTCCTGAAAGAATTTTGATGCAGGGAAACGTCCAGATGAAAATCTAAACAATCCGTCGTCCCCTTCAAACACCCCAAACAGTTTACCTAGTCCACATTCATGGCCGGCAAACATCATCAACATGAGGTTAGTGAAACCGTTTCCGAGTGAGGTGCACATTTCCCCGCTCATTCGCGATGCCACTGTTTTGATGCGTGTACCTTTATAACGAATGTCTTGCATTCCACACATCATGGCATGAATAGTATCATACCACCTTTTGCCACCAACCAGATTCTGGCTCATGTACTTATATAGTTGCATTTCACATGATTCCATGAGTTCAGAGCTGAATGAGGCTTCAAAGGAGCTGTAGTCTGTGGCCGCATACTTTGCTCCTGGGGCATACACATTTTCCATGATATAATCCGGACGTTCCAAATTGGGTATTTTTTTTATGAACCAATGTTTTCTAAAGACTTCAGCTTCAATTAAAGAGAATATGGGTCCTGCAAAACATTTGCTTTCATCACTTCGTGGATTTATCATTCGCATGTGTTTGATCTCTGAGTAAGCTTCATCCTTAGTGAAGCCTCTCACCTTCCAAAATTTTGAGGGTAGGCAGCCATTAGGAAGGTCTATCTGGCGCAACTCTTCAATGCGGTAAGCTGGATACTTACCGTGCATCTTCTCCAACCAAGACTCCCTAGACACATCGGTGTCCGAAGATAAGGGGTCAAGGTTATTCCTAATCCACCTTCCTACAAACTGCCTAAAACGGGCAAGCTTGCGGGGGCAGATGGGGTGGAGCTTAGGCACAACACGCTTACGAGCTCCTGCCACAACGCTTGGAACATCATGGGGGTCAACTCGATATAGTGTTGCATCTTGAATTCCCATTGGTAGTTGAACAGCAATAGGACGGTGATCAGGCTTAGGATCAAGCCGTACTTGAATAGAGGCAACAGAAGACACGGGCCCAAGGGCAGGGAATACTTCGGTGGCAACTTGGATGGGGTATAGCAATGTTCGTCCATCCGTCCTAGGCCTGCAAAAACCGGTGTAGTTTCTGAGTCCTTGCGTTCATAAGCTCTAACAGACAAAATATGATGGGCCAAAATGATGGTGTTAGCAGCAATATCTGTATCCACAACATTAACTGGAACGTTAAAGGCATGGCTAAGATTCTGGGAAAGAACAAATCGCTCAAATTGTAACTCCGCGGACACAAAGTTTTGAGAAAATTTATGAGAAAGCAATTCATTCAAAAAGTTCCGTTCAATGGTGTAAATATCACAACGCCATCGAACGACGGGCCACAGGCCAGATCGCCTGCGAACCGTGACCCGCTGCAACAAAGCGGGCATTTTAAGATCTATGTTGCGGGCTCCCAACGGTCTGATGTCTTCATCTGTGGTCCAGGAAGATTCGACGTTGAAGGCCAGTTCGATGGTCCATTCTCCAAAAAGGTACAAGAAGAAAAGCGCCAAGGAACAAAAAAGAAAAGAAAGAAAATAAAGAACGGTTGAAACTGAAATATGGACATGAACATAATTGACATTCATTGTAAATACATAATACTTAACAGTGTGTGATGTCTCCCAGACAAAGAGGCCTGGGTTAACGACGAACGGATCGAGTTGATCGATACTGAACATGCTCATCGCTACGTTTTCCACGACGCTGTTTGCCAATGAGGTCATGTGCATCTTCATAATATTCTGGAGTCTCTGAGGTTCCATCATCTGTAAAACCAGACGGTAGACAGATCCGACGTGATACCTGGTTCCGTTCATCCATCCATGCGATTCTATGGCTGATTTTAACGGGACGGGGTTCTGCAGATCGTCGAGACTTGAGCTCACAAACCAATTTTTCACAATCAAGGAGGTAGGCATTGAAATCATCAATCCGTCCTTCAAAGTAACTGAGATCGAGTTCCATGAGTCGGAGGGAGTGACGGTAATGCGGGGTTCCCCCCTGTGGAAGCTTCCAACCATGAAAGTAATCATTGCCATGATCGACAAGATCCAAAACAGTTGGTGGTTTTGTCTTCTCATTATCGCTGAGAAGTAGGACCACACGGGAGGCTGTGTAGTCCATGTGATAGCGTTCAAAACTGGACTGAGTCGCAAGAGCGACTGCGGGGCAGGCAAGGAGGAGGCCACACTGCATTCGGCAGGAACACTGGCCGGTGAAGTGGGCTCGGTCAATGGCAGGGGCACCGGCAAACTTGAGAGCTTGCACGTCGCGGCGTCTTTGGGCGCGGGCGGCAATGGTTGCAAGACTTGGGCTTTGATTCGGTACTCCATTTTGGCCTTGGACTGTGACTTGGATTGTCGGTACACTGGGGCTGATTGGCTTTTTCTTGACCCCCCCCCTCTTACCACGTCGAGTGCGCTTGAGCTTGGGAGCTGATTCATCAAGGACGACAATGGTTGGTTTTGAACTAAGTTCTTGGAGGTTGGGGATGACTGTGACACAGCCTGTGCCGACAAAGGAGCTGACATAGTAGCCTGCTGGGACATTTTCGGGGCCGATGAACCTACGGCCCCCTTTTGAAAACCCGGGTCAAGGGCTTTCTTTTGGCTCTTCTTCATGGCCTTAACGGAAGGAACCACACTGACTAGAGAAGCAGTTGGAAGAGGAGCAACCACCAACGGACTGATGACGTCCGTGGCGGCGGCTGAGGACAACGGGCCAGAAACCACGTTGGGGGCAGCAAAAGCAACATCCACCAGACCTAAGGTGGAGGCGGATGGGGTTCCAACATGGTGTGCTTGGAAACCCATAGGCTTCAATTCAACTGGCAATGAGTTGCCAGAAGGGAGAATGACATTCAGAGAAGTTGGAAATGGACCTTCAAAAGAATGTTGAGAGGAACTCAATGGCACTAAACCAGTGCCAGCATCGCTGGACGACGCGGTGGGAAAGACAAGATCATGGACATGTAAAGTGTCCATCTTCGGCGAGGCTACAGCCGGCGCAGCCAAATTGGCGCTATTAGAATCTGCAGAAGGTTTTACTCTCCAAGCAGGTTTCTGATTCATGCTTTTGGGAGCAGCACTATTGTGCGCATCACCATTAACACGTTTGTCACCCTTTTTGCTTAATTGCATGGCGGTGACGTCGTTCAAAT